AGAAAAAAACACATCAGATAAGAAGAATGCTATAAAAGAGGATCTACAAGCACAACTTATTTCGCAAGGAAAATTCGGAAAACACTTTGATGATATGATAGAAGATTATTTATATTTAGTAGATTTAAAAGAAAGATTAAAAAAAGACATAAACGATAATGGAATAAGATATAAATCAACAGGTGGAAATGGGTTTACAACATATAAGCCTAATGAAAGCTGTGAAAGATTATTAAAAACGAATGCACAGATGCTAAAGATTTTACAAGACTTAGATTTGAAAGCACCAGATGAAGGTGGTGGAGATGAAGGGGATGATTTATTGTAAGGAAATAGATGATTATTTAAAATATTGCAAAGAAAATCCAGAAAAAATAAATGAAGATAGAAAATTGCTTATAAAAAACATCGTAGAACCTTTATTAAAAAGGGAGGATGTTTTTTTTGATAGTGAAACATATTATAAATGTATTTCGTATTGTGAAAGATGGTATTACAAATTGTTTCCATATCAAAAGTTTATATATGCATTTGTTTTTATGTATAAAGATGACATTCCAGTCTTTAAAACTTTTGTAATCTTGATGGGAAGAGGTAACGGAAAAGACGGAATGATGTCTCCTTTAATGAACTTTTTACAATCTAGGTTGTATGGAGTGCCTAAATACAGCATTGATATTGTGGCTACTTCAGAAGAACAATCGCAAGATACATTCAATGTTGTTTATGATATGTTAGAAAACAACAAGAAAAAATTTGAAAAATATTTTTATTGGAACAAAGAAATAATTATAGATAAAAAAACTAAAGGATTTTACAGATTTAATACATCTAATGCAAAAACAAAAGATGGTAAAAAAGATGGTGCAATATTATTTAATGAATATCATGCTTATGAAAATGATGGACAAATAAAAGTATTTCAAAGTGGTTTAGGTAAAGTAAAACACGCAAGAATATTTATAATTACAACAAATGGATATGTAAGAGGTGGACCTTTAGATGAATTATTAAATGTTTGTGAAAAAATACTTAATGGAATGCCTAATACAGTTAGATATTATCCGTTTTTATGTAGGATAGACAAAAAAGAGGAAGCAGATGATGAGAAAAAATGGATAAAAGCTAATCCATCTTTAGAATATATGCCAGATTTATTTAATGAAATAAAAACAGACTATGAGGAAATGAAACTATTTCCAAGTAAAATATCTGAATTTATGACAAAAAGGATGAATTTGCCAGAGCAGAAAGAAGAAGAGGTTGCTGTAGAATGGTCTTTAATTGAAAAAACCAACAAAGAAATAATTAATTTAGAAAGACAGTCATGTGTTTGTGGTATAGATTATGCAAGTTTATCAGATTTTGCATCTGTATTTTTATTGTTTAAAAAAGATAATAAATATTATGGAATTACGCATTCTTGGTTTTGTAAAAACAGTAAAGATAAAAAAAGAATACAAGCACCACTGAAAGATTGGCAAACAAGAGGTTTATTAACGGAAGTTGATGATGTAGAAATAAAGCCTAAACTAATATTTGATTGGATAAGTGAAAAAGGCAGGATATACAATATAAAGAAAATAGCAGTTGATAATTTTAGATATGCGTTAATAAGCAAGGAAATGAACGAAATAGGGTTTGATGCTAAGAATAAGGAACAGGTTAAGCTAGTTAGACCAAGCGATATTGCAAAAATACAGCCTGTTATTGAGAGCATATTTGTAAATCAAAATATTGCATGGGGAGACAATCCTTTAATGCGTTGGTTTACAAACAATACAAAATTAGTACCTTGGCAGAACAACACTAAAGTGTTTGGAAAAATAGAGCCAAAATCAAGAAAAACAGATGGATTTATGGCATTTGTTGCATCTATGACAGTATCAGAAGAATTAACAGTTATTAATGAGAATGCACAAATATTTGATTCAATAGATTTTTAGAAAGGAAATAAGAAAATGGGCATAAAAGATGTTTTTGGAAGATTTTTTAATAAAAATGATACATTTTATAACAGCTATGCTGAAGATGTAGCTAAAGAAATATATTATAAAGAATTAGCAATAGCTAGTGCAATAAATATAATAGCAAAATTAATAACTAATTCAGAGATTAGAACATTTACAGATAAAAAAGAGGTGTTTAAACACAATTATTATAGGTTCAATGTTGAACCAAATCAAAATCAAAATGCAAGTGAATTTAAATCTGAATTAATATGGAAACTTTTTTATGACAATGAAGCGTTAGTTATAGAAGAAAATGGAATGTATTACATTGCAGATTCTTTTTCTAAAAACGAAAGAACGTTATATCAAACATTTTTCACAAATGTAAGTGTTGGAGGCTTAACTTTTAACAAAACTTACTACATGGAAGATGTTTTTTATTTTAAGTTAAATAATTCAAAGATAAAGAACTTATTAGATGGATTATACAACAGTTATGGAATACTTATAACTCAATGCATGAATGATTATAGAAAAGCGAGAAGTGTAAGAGGAAAAGTTAAATTAAACACAACATGGTCTCAAAAATTTGATGACCAAGCAAAACTACAAGAAGCTATAAGATCAAAGTTTCGTTCTTATTTTTCATCAGATAATGCGGTTATACCAATGGAAGAAGGATTTGATTTTACTGAAAGTGAAAAGAAATCCGTGACATCATCTGAAGATGTTAATAAAATAATCGAAGGAATTTTTGATATTGTTGCAATTGCCTTTAACATTCCAAAAGGAATTATCAAAGGAGAATTGTCTGAAATCAAAGAGGAAACAAAGAATTTATTAACATTATCAGTAAAACCTGTTGCAAAATTATTGGAAGATGAAATTAATCGTAAATTATATGGTGAAATAGCATATAGCAAAGGCTCAAAAATTAAGGTAGATATTAGCAGAATTGAACATATAAGTATATTTGATGTTGCTGGAAGCCTTGATGTATTAACAAGAATAGGATTTTCTCATAATTTCTTATTAAGAGCAATCGGAGAAGAACTTATTGATGAAGATTGGGCTAATGCACATTATATTACCAAAAATTATCAAAAACAGGAAGGAGGTAAGTAATGGACAAAAAGTTTTATAGTTTTGAAAAACAATCAGACAGCGTTGTAGATTTATATATTTATGGATATATAACATCTTATGAATGGGATGAATCAGATGTTTCAGCATGGGGATTCAAACAAGAATTAGAAAATTTAGGAGAAATATCAGAAATAAATATTCACATTAATTCATACGGAGGAGAAACTTTTCAAGGTTTAGCAATATACAACTTATTAAAACAGCATAAAGCACAAATTAATGTTTATATAGATGGAATTGCAGCCTCATCAGCCTCAATAATAGCAATGGCAGGAAATAAAATTTATATGCCAAAGACTGCTTTAATGATGATACATAATTGCTGGCTTTGGACAGTTGGAAATTCAAAAGAATTAAGAAAGACTGCTGATGATATGGATAAAATTGCTGTAGCTTATAAAGAAGCATATTTATCTAAGGTTAATATAACAGAAGATAAACTTGATAAATTACTTGATGAAGAAACATATTTAACTGCAGATGAATGTATAGAAATGGGATTTGCAGATGAAATAATAGAATTAAAAACAAATAGTTCTATAAATCAACATGCAAATATGTGTTTATTAAAACTTGTAAACAAACTAAAACAACAAGAAAAAGAAAAAACAGTCGTTATTGATGTTAGTGAAGAAACAGTAAATAAAATAGCTAAAGAAATCAGTGATAATCTGTTAAATGGTTCAGCAAATGAAGAACCAAAGGGACTATTAAATAGTCTAGAAGAAAATAAAAAAGTTCAAAAACAAGATACCTTAATGGTGTCTTTTTTAAATAAATTTTTAAAATAAAAGGGAGGAAATTTAAATGGAAAATTTAGATTTAAAATTAACAAATGAGGAATTAAAAACAAAAATGAAAGAAGCTGTAGAAAGTGGAGACAATGCAAAACAAGTAGAAGCATTAACAGAATTAATGCAATATGTAGCACAAGAAACAACTATGGAAGTGACAAAAACAATGAGACAAACAAACAATGACAATATGATAATGACATCAAGAGGAGCTAAATTATTAACATCAGAAGAAGTGACATATTACAATAAATTAGCTGAAGCAATGAAAGCTAATCAATCAATAAGTGATATAGACGCAGTAATGCCAACTACTACAATTGATAGAATATTTGAAGATTTAGAGGCACAACATCCAATACTTTCAGTAATAAACTTTCAAAATGTTACTGGAATGGTTGAATTTATAGTTAGAACTGGTGATGTAACTCCAGCATGGTGGGGAAAATTAACTGATGAAATCAAAAAAGAATTAGAAAGTGGATTTGATAAAAAACCTGTTAACTTATACAAATTAAGTGCTTTCTTACCAATTTGTAAAGCTCATTTAGATTTAGGACCAGCTTGGTTAGATTCTTTCATAAGAAGATTTATTGTTGAAGCATTAAGCCTTGGACTTGAAGAAGGAATAGTAACAGGAACAGGTAAAGACCAACCAATAGGTATGAACAGAGATTTAGAAGGAGCAGTTGTAGAAGGTGTTTATCCTGAAAAAGAAGCTCTTCCTATAACTGATTTAAAACCTGCAACAATGGGTGCTTTAGCAGCTAAATTAACAAATGGAGGTAAAAGAGTTGTTACTAAAATGTTAATGGTAGTAAATCCAATAGATTATTTAACAAAAATATTCCCTGCAACTACAATATTAAATGCAAATGGAACATATGTAAATAATGTATTACCATTCCCAACAGATGTTATACAATGTCCTGCTGTTGCACAAGGAAAAGCAGTTGTTGGACTAGCTCCTAAATATTTTATGGGATTAGGTTCAACAAAGAAAATAGAAGAATCTGATGAATATCGTTTCTTAGAAGATGAAAGAGTTTACCTAGGAAAATTATATGGAAATGGTTTCCCTGTTGATAACAATTCATTCTTAAATGTTGATATTTCTGGAATCGAGGCTGTAGAATTAACTGCAGAAGTATAGAGGTGATTAGATGGATAAATTACTATATGAGGTAAAACCATATATTCACGTTACTTGGGATGATGAAGATAAAGAGATAAACGATTTAATTCTAGAGGCAAAACAGTACCTATCTGAAAAGGTAGGTACTGAGATTAATTACGATAAAGATTTAGTAGCTAAAGGTTTATTGAAAGATTATTGCAGATATGTAAGAAACTTTTCTAAAGAATATTTTGAAAAAAATTTCCTAAATGAAATTCAAAATTTACAATTTAAATATGCAATAGAAACTAATGAAGGTGATACTAATGAATGAAAAACAAAAACTAAAGCATGAAACTTATAATGATGGTTTTATAACTTACGGATTAATTCAACCTATTAGAAACCAAAATAAAGTAAAAATAGGCGAGGAATTGAAAAAGAAAGGGATATTACCTTATGAGTTAATGTCTGTAAGAGACAATGATAATTTAATTGCAGATTCTTTGGGATATACAATAGACAAAAAGATAAAAGTTCCATATAGAATTTTGCCAGAAAACATTAAAGTTAAAATCGGTAAAATTATATATGACATCGTAAAAAAAGATGCTTCTGACAAAGTAAATTTATATTTATATTTACAAATAGCTTCTAATAAGGAGGTTAAATAATGACAGATGAAAAAATAGCACAAGTCGCAGAAAGTTTTGGAATACCTGTTGGAGCACAAAGAATTTATGAAAATGAAGTTAGTGATTACAATTATTTTATTATCAAAAAAGGAAGATTAAATAAAAATAGTTGTAATTCTTATACTAGAACAATTGAAATAATATATGTCTATGAGGGGGAACAAAAAATAAGTGACAGCCGAATTATAAAGGCATTTGAAGATATAAGATTAAATTTTAAATATGCTGAACCTGATGATTTTAGAGTAGGTAGCACCAATAAATGGGCGGATATGAATACATATGTATTTGAAAGACCAGAGAAGGTGTAATTATGGCTTATAATGAATTGAGTTTAGATTATAAAGATTTAGTTAAACTTGAAGAAAAACTAAAATTATTGCCAAACACAGCAGAATATGAAGTAAACAATTATTTGTGGAGCGAGGCAGGCAATATGCTAGAAAAAGAAGTATATAAAAGAATGCCACATTCACATTACGAACATTACAGCAAAGGAAAACCTAAATCTCATGCAAAAGATTCTGAATCTTTAGAGATAATAAGGTATAACTTAGGTGTAAAAGTTCAAACAAAAATCAAACCAAAGTCGAAAGATTTTGGTTATTTAATATTCCCAGATGAAGGTCGAGGAATAAGGCAAAAGAAAAAAGGAAGTCAAGAATTTTTTGGCAAGTCACTTG